TGCATTTTGTGGTTGTTGTTGTAACATCTGTTGCATTTGCTGAGCTTGTTGTAATTCTTTAGTAAACTCCAATTGAATTTGTTCTTGTGCCATTAATGAAATTCTTTCCAATATATTTTTCTGTAAAGCTCCCATAACTATTGGAGCATTTTGTACCATAGTTGATTTCATAAAACTTAAATGTGAATCAATGTGTGCTTTATGATCTTGTCCTGGAAATGCTTGAAAAGGTTTAGCACCCAACGCTGCTATTTCTTCTAGACTAGGATCTAAAGGAGTAGGTTGTTGAGGTGGTGGTAAAATAGCATTTATATTCTTAACACCAATCGCATTATACATCGATCTATAAGCTTGGTATAAATCATGAACTTCTGGATTAGATTGAGCTAATTGTAATTGAGTTTGAGCCATAGAAATTCTTTGTGTTTGAGAATTAATGTTTGGATCAGCAACTGGAATGACATCAATCTTGTCGTCGAAGTCAGCTACTTTAATTTGTCTTGTCGCACCAGGAACATCGTAAGGATATTCAGATGGTAAATAAGTTTTGAAAACATCAACTAATAATCTAAATTCATTTTTTAGACCTACGTATAATCTTTTGTGTATAGCTGACATTACCCGCGATCCACGCTCCAATAACGCCACTGTAGTTCCCACGGCTGCCGCTTGGTTCATATCGCCCACTTGTGCATCAGCGATGTTCGCGAAGCGTTGAGCAGAACCGACACAAATGTTCATCAGTTCTAGAAGAGTTCCATTTGGTCCTTTAAAAGGTAGCTGCATAAATTGATTTTGGATATCGCCTCCCGGAACGTCGACATCTCTAAACTCTCCAGGTTGTAATGGTTGCGCATCGTCTCTAACTCTAACACCTCTAGTTTTAAAACCAGCAGGTAAGTTAGCTAAAGTTCCAGCATCTAATAATTGTCTTAAAGCAGATGTTGCAGTTCTAGATAATCCACCAATCATGTGAATTAAACCTAAACCATAAAAACCAAGACCTGGTAAAAATTTGTAATGTACAAAATAATTAATTTTGTTTTTTCTAACATCATCTTCTTTGTAATTTCTTCTAATAGATAAGATTTTATTATTAGTTTCTAAGACAGTAACAATGTAAGGAAGTTTAATTCCTGTAGGTTCTCCGTCTTGACCCATATCTTCAAAACCTTCTATATCTAAATTAACATGCATCTCTAAAACAGTATGTACGTCTTCTGATGTGTTAGGTCTAATACCTTCTAACTCTAATTCTTTATCTTTTAATTGATTTTGTTGTAATGTTGGTTGTCCTAATTCTACATCTGCATAAAATCCAGCAACTTGTTGTTTACGTAATTCATTTTCTGACATTCTAACAACTTGAACTACGGCTTCAGCATCTTCTAAAGAAGAAGCAGTATAAGGTACAACTAAATCTTCAGCAGGTACAAATTTGGAAACGGCTCTGCCTAAAAGTTCATCGTAATAAACTTTTTTAAAAGAAGAACCGCTTAGGGGTAAATAAAATAACATCTGATCAAACTCTGGTTCATATTCCTTCATGACATCCATAATTTGATAGTTCATAAAATCTTTAACACGATTTGCTTGATCTTGTTTAGGTTGTGTAATGTCTCCTAAAATTTGAGCTCTTACAGGACCGTCGGCTGGTAATAATTCTTTATAAGCTGTTGCTTGAAATTGTGTAACTGCTTCTGCTAAAACTGGGTGAGTAACACTTGATGCTCCTCTAAATGGTTGTGTTCTTTTTTCGTATTTAAATCCAAGAAGATTTAATCCTTCTCTATAACTTTCTTCCCAATCTCCTCTAGATTCTTTGTAGTCAGTGTATTGACTAATAAGTTCTTGAGCCAAGGGCTCAACAATTTGTGTTGTGTCCAATAATTCTACTAAGTTATCAAAATGTCCTTCTGATTCTAAAGCTTGAGCTGCAGGATCAAATGAAACTTCTGCTCCACCTTCTTCATCCATAGTAACAGCTACTTCATCTGAAGTAATAACTTCTTCAGTTCCTGGAACTCCTACTTCTGTTTCTTTAAATTCAATGTCGCCTGTTTCTGTTGAAACGTTGGGCAATGTATCATCTATTTCAGCCATATCTCTTTCCTGTTAATTATTTCACACCTTTAAGACTTACTATACCGCCATTAAAGTAAGATGTAAAGTCTTCTTGATCCTCTATCTCTTCAAAGCCTTCTGGCATAATTTGAGGTAACCCAGCTATTTGTTGTTTTCTAAATTCTGGTTCTTGTCTCATTCTTCTAGTATCGGTAGCCATTTGAGGATTTGATGTTACATAGGCACCTGCTAAATCAAAAGGATTTTTTTCACCTGCTTTTAAAGCTGTGTTTACCGCCATAACTCCTGTTGCTATTCCTAGTGGTTTAAAAACTTTACCTACCGGTTTTGCTATTTTTGAAAATATTTGTAATGTTTTTTTTTCTTTTAAATTTGGATTTAACAAGTTGTATTGTTTTTTGTAAGATTCTCTTGCTGATATTTTTTTTATGGAATCATCTCCAAAGTATAATTTTTCACCTTCTACTTTAGTTCTTAATTTATTTTTTGTTAACCATTTTTTTATGTCTAAGGTTTTGGTGTCTTGTTTATTAAAATTATTACCAGTATTTAACCATCTATTCATTGGGGCCAATACTTTTGAGTTAGCTTGTTTTGTAACAAAAGCTTTATTGGTTGGAAATTCTATATTTTTTTTACCTGTAGATACCTGTGTTTTATGTTCTTCACTAAATAAACCATTTCTAACAAGTTTTTTTATTTCATCATCTGTTATTCTAAAATTTTTTATTTTTCCATCTTTACTATTAAAAACAGATTGTAGTTGAGACACTAAATTATTATTTTGTCTAATATTTCTAATAAGTTGTTTAGGATTTTCTGTAAGTAAGTTCTTTAATTTAAGATTTTCACTTTTTATTGTTTTAGTTAATTCTATATTAATTTTATTAGCATCTACCCCTGTAAATTTTTTACCTATGTCTTTTTTATTTTTTCTAACTTGTGAACCTTGACTTTTTGGAGATCTACCTGATAAACCATCAGTAGTTAATTTTTTTTTAACCGCTGAAGAATATTCTTTACCCATGGATTTTGTTATTCCATGTTTTTTATATATTTCTCCTACTGATTTTAAAGGTTGATATCTTCTAACTAATTTACCCTTCTCTTCCCTATAAAGATTATTTTTAATATCTTCTACAAAAGAAGGATTATTCTTTAAAAATAGTTCTTCTCTTATTCCTTTATTAATTCTGTTTAAGTTTGTTTTTTGTCTTCTTACTTCTGGATCAGAATTTAATTTTCTATCAGATTTTAATTTTGAAAGTAATTTAGATTCTGAAGTTTTATTACCACTTTTTATATTAGTCAGTATATCTGTAAGTGATATGTCTGCCATTATCTCTTTTGTCTGAACATTGTAGCAAGACCGCCATTCTTAAGATCATAACTTGCTGAATCTGTTGCAAAGTCTCCACTAAAATTAGCTCCTGTGGCTCCCTCATCTCCACGTCCAGAATAAGAACCTCCGGATTCACCATAGTTTCCATAATCTCTAGTTTGTTGCGCTTTTGCTGCAGCTGCTGCAACCGCTGCTTTTGCTGCAGCTTCGTCTGCTGCTTGTTTTTTTATTTGTCTTTCTATAGCAAGTTTATCGTTATAAACTTTTCTATCATAAAGAAATTTTTGTGTCTTTGGATCATACTCTTTGTCTTTATCTTTTTCATAAAGCTTATCTACATATGCACCATAGTTTCCAAAAGCACTTCTTCTATTTATTCCAAAAGGATCTTTACTAGGTCTATTTCCTCCGGCTTGATCTAATATAAAATTTCTATCTAACTCATTAAGATTTTTAAAGTTATCCATTTTACCTAAAGCATTCATTGCAAAACTAACACCGGGAAGTCCTACAGCTTTGCCGGCAAGACTTGTGCCTATATTCTTAATAGATGCTCCTTTGTCCATTGCATAGTTTCTTGCTCTCTCAA